TTGATTAAGGACGGCACTCATTTTATAATATCAGTATAGAAAAAAAATTTATAGAAATTATTTTTTTTCTTCTTCTTCTTCTTCTTCTTCTTCTTCTTCTTCTATTTTTTCTTCTTTTCTGTTTTTATTGTTTTTTTTATTTAATACCGAATCAAATACACTAAATAAGAATTTATATCCAAAATATGTTATAATAAAATAAACAATCGCACTTAAGTAATATTTATATGGTTTTAATCTTAATGGTAACGTTTTATAAAAAGCTATATCCATATCAGGAATAGTTATTAACAGAAACATAAAAGTTGAAAATAATGATACTTTAAATATATGACCATTAGAATGTTCTTCTAATGCAGCAAAGATCTCAGCAATTGTTATTATATTCATTATATATTCATCAATATATTAATTATTATCCTTCATTGGATTCATCAATATATTAATTATTATCCTTCATTGGATTCATCTGTATTTGGCTTAATAAAATCGTGATTAATAAAGATTCCATTTTTATAAATATATTCATATTTCTTACATCCCTGAATAATTCCGTGCATCTGTTCTGTATTCTTGTATGTCTCTAAAATAATTACATCAAATCTTACTTTCTCAAATACATCCCATAAAGGTTGTTTATGACCATAAATTAATACATTAAAATCTTTATTATAACTTAATAATTCTTTTGCTATCTTTTTCTGTTTTATTTTTCCAGTATGATCTGTTAATGACCATTTTTCATCTTTAAATGAATGAATATATTCGCTATTCATCCCCAAAATATTTATCTCTTCATTATGAAATAAATCTTGCATCATTGTTTTTATCGGATTATATTCTTTTAATTTAATTTCTTTAGCTATTTCGTGAATCTTAATATCAAAAGTAGATTTTTTCATATCTAATTTTACAGGATTATAGTTTCTATAATTTGCAATTGTTAATATCTTAACCGCATCAAAATAATTTTCGTGTAATCTATCTTCTCCCTTTGAATGAAAAATCCTACCTTCATATTCTGTATCTGACCACTCAAACCCTCCCTTTCTCCAATATTCTTTTGTATGAAAAAGAGTTCCTTCATAAATCTTGAATTGACTTTTTGTTTTATAAATATCTTTATTTTCTGATGATGTGTCCATACATAACAAACTATCACAAAATACACATCCCACTTTTACTCTTTGTAAATAATTTAATTTTCTATTTAATGTTTTAGGATGATATGCTGTATCATGGTCTAAATGAAAAATATAATCATTTGATGCCATCCCAACACCATAATCTCTCTTAAAACCATTCGGTAAATGATTTATTTTGTGTTGATATTTTTCCTTAATTCCGTGTGGATCATTTTTAAATGTTATTTTATCTAAGAATCCTCTTCTTTCTTCTGTTGACAGATGAAGATAAAGAATTCTTTCATCATCACAAAAATCTCCAATAAGATTTTCATCTCCATCATCGACTATAATTAATTCTAATTTTTCTTTAGGATAATCAAATGAGTTTAGATTCTCTTTGATTAAAGGTATAAAATCTTTTTCATTATGAAAAATTGTTATTAGAGATACATTAGGTTTTTCACTCATTATATTTACAATATGATTTAATAATCTTTAAATAAACTTATTTACGATTATCTTTATTAGATGATTTCTTTTTTCTAAATGATCTTTTAGGATTTCTTTTTAATGCAGCATTAGATTTACGTCTAGGTTTAGAAACTGTAGCTTTTTTTCTTTCTTTTCTTTCTTTACTTTCTATACTTTCTTTACTTTTTTTATTCTTTTTCTTTTTCTTTTTCTTTTTTCCTCTTTTGTTTAATTTCCCTGTATACATTCCCATAGTCATTCTTTCAATTTCACCAACTATATCACCTCTCGCACGATATTCTCGTGATGGTGTACCATCTTCAGAATAACCCGAACATTTTACTAAATTTTTATCTTTATCAAACTCATATGGTAATAATTCTACTAATTCTCTATCTTCATTTACTCTTAAACACGGACTTTCTAATCTCCATACATTCATTGAATTAAAATATCTTAATATTTCACCTTCACCCTTATTATATGCATACATATCACTCGCATCTACATAACTACCGTGACTATTCGCACGTTGAGCATCGAATAAGAAACAGGTATTACGATCTATTTCACTGCCAGAACTTTTAGAATATTTGCCTCTAGCTGCTACACAGTAGTGTGCACCAGAAGAATGACTAATTGATAACATAATTCCAGAATATGGTGGAATCGCTCCATATAATTCATCTAAAAATTTAGGCCATATTTGCCATCTACCAATAAATGTGTCTGGGGTGGGCTGTGATATATCAGGAGAATAATTAATCATATATGATATTCGATCCAATTGTAATACACTTTTATTATTTCTTGAATCGTGTAATCCATAGGGTATTATTGTTAAATCGTCTCTAAATGAAGACCACTGTAAATCCATTTCCCATTCATTCCCCCCATCAATTCCATATCTCTTTTTTCTATCTAGTAAGAATTCGTGACCTCTTACAAACTCTGATATAGGAATATCTATGATTGCCGCACTTGTCCACGGACAATCTGTACGATTCTGATATCCAAAATGAGATCTCCATCTTTCTCTCATCCAAGTATTCGCTTCGTGAAATCGTGATATAGCTTTTTCACGTATATCAAAATTATCAGATCTTATCCTAAATGTTATTGGAACAACGGTTGACTGAACCGATATTTCTCTCCCATAATTCGGCCATTCCCATGTATGTAACTCTTGAATATCACCTGATAATATTTTTGCTACCTTTTCTTTATAAATCTCTGGAATAAGAATCCAAGAATTATCTTCTCTAATCACACCTCTTGATCTTTCCCCTGATCCATATTCTGGGCCCGCCGTTACTATTGTATTATTACTAAAGGCTGTCCCTGATGTTTTTTTATCTAATGATGATATATTTTTTAATATTTCAATTGCTTTATCTATATTCCCCTGATCAATATTTTGAATAACATTCATCATATATTCAGTTAAAGGACCCCCTCCCTTCTTTTTATCTTTTTTATGTTTCTTACCCTTTTTGCCTTTACCTCTTTTATTTGTCCGTTTATCTCTTTCGAATTTTTTCTGAATTTTCTTTGCTGTCTTTCGTATACTATCAAAAACACTTGATTGGGATTTTCCTAATGCTCCTGTAGCTATTCCAACCAGCTGATCTTGATCTGCGTGTTCTTTAATCCGAATTTCTCTCTTAGGAGTTCCATCACTATTAAATCCCGATGATTCCACTATTTGAGGTTTACCTGAAGAATTTGACCATTCTAGTGGAAATTTATTAACTAATTCTACATTATCTGTAACTAATATTTCCATTGATTTATAATTTTTATTCTGATGTGATGGTGATATATATGCACATACTGCGTCTATACCCGTCCTCCAGGGCTTATCTCTCCCCTGCGGAATTCTAGCATATTGAGGATCAAACAGAAAACAATTATTCTTATTATCTCTACCAATAACGACCCAATGCCCATCTGATATTAACTCGGGCCACCCGGCTCTTTCCTGAAATCCTCTATCGCGATATAATCTTACCGCAATACCCGAAAAAGGTGGAATTCTTGATACTATATTGTTTTGAAACCAATTTTTAAATTCATCTTCTGATAAACTATGTGTAAAACTTTCTGGATATGTTTTAGATTTTATCTCTACAGATGATATATGACCTTTAAATTGTATTAATCCATCAGATAAATAAGACTCAATATTTGCTATTAATTCTGGAAATTTCAATCCATATGGTCCATTTATTTGTCGACTTTTATCACCCGCTAATATAAAATTATCTGCTGATTTTATATATTCTTTTGGCCAATCTAAAACACCAATCGCAACAGCACCGCAATCTATCGGGCTTTCTATTAATGCCGGTCTCCCCGCTGCTATAACGGCTTCTCTCCAAAAATCCGCTAATTGATGAACAAATATACTTTTATCTTTAAATGCGTCGGTTCTAATTCTAAATGATACTGGATATAATTCTGTTTCTGCTCCATAATGTTTTAGATTCTGAAACATTATCCCTTGTGATGTTAAATTATCGGTACTATTACTTGATTCTCTCGATGATTCTGTCGCTCGATGAAATCCTATAAATAAAGGACCATCTCCTAATGTAAATGGTTTTATAGTTACATAACTGTTTGTTTTATCAATTACTTTTTCTAGATGTTCTAAAACTCTTTTTATTTTATCATCTTCTGTTAATGAATTATCATTAAATATTCGTTCTACCTGTTTTCCTAATTCACTAACCGCGATTCCTGATGATGGAGATGTTACTGGTGTTGAAATTGGAGATTCTGTTTCACCTAATTCTGAAAGTAAATCATGAAAAGTAGAAGTTCTATTTAGTTCTGAGGCCGGTTCAGGTAATTCACTCGGATAGTGCTGACTGAAACCAACTGGAGTATATTCTGATTCAACTGGTTCTGGTTCATGTACAACTGGTTGTGGTTGTGGTTCAACTGGTTCTGGTTCCTGTACAACTGGTTCTGGTAGTGGTTGTGGTTCTGGTTCCTGTACAGCTGGTTCTGGTTGTGGTTGTGGTACTGGTTCCTGTACAGCTGGTTCTGGTTGTGGTTGTGGTTCAACTGGTTCTGGTTCAACTGATCGTGTTACAGAATCTTCATTTACTATTTCAGCTAGCATCTTAAATTCTGGTAATCTAATTTGTCCTGTTCCATATACATCTAACCTTTTCATTAATATTTCTGGCAGCTTTTCCCATTTTGCATCATACTTATGTACTGCTAATCTTAATTTCCAAAAATCTATAACTCCTACACCTTGTATTGTTGGTATATAATTTCCATTCCAGGAAACTGATAATATTTCTGGAGGCGTTAATATTGAATAAGTATCTAAAGAATCTATTTCATAAAATTTCCCCTCAATATTATCACCCACAGAATTAAACCATTCTTTTAATAATCCTGTTTCTTCTGGTAACTCTTGTGCTAAATTTTTATACATCCTTTCAATTTCAGCTCTTACTAATTTTTTCATTTCTGAAACAGGAGGATTCATTATATAAATAATATATATATTATTTAATTTATTATTATATAGAATTAATATCTTTACTTTATTTTTGAGTGTCCTGATTTAGTTAAAAATCTAGGATCTATCATTTCTTTATTAGGACAATTCGCTATTTTTTCTCTTAAATAACATACAAACGTTAGTCTTGTATATTTTTCATACAAACCAACAGTCCCTACATCTGGATTATCTTTAAATGCTGCTTCTAATGTTTCATTAAATGCTTTATCTTCATCTGTCTCAAATATTTCAGAATTACAATGCCACTGATGAACATCCATCGCTAAAAAATCATTTGTATCTACATCTACACCAATACCAAATTGAGGAAACATTGTATAACCTCCGTGATATTTACCTCTCTTAATAACTGTTAAGTTCCCAAAACCTTCTCTAAAATCTCCAGCATCACGATGTAATGCTGTTCTAAAATTACGATTAATTGTTACTGTTGAGAAACACGTTTTAGGAATTTTAAGATGAGGTTTTGTATTTGCTCTTTCTAATTGTTTTTTATATGATTCGGGAACTAACATTTTAAATTGTTTATCGATTGATTGAATAAATGGCAATCCTTTATTATATTTATCATAATTTGTTCTTGTAAAATGAGTTAAACGACACGGTAATGTAGCAAAGTTTTTCTCCGATTCATAATATCCAATTGGATTTGAAGCAACCTGATTATTTACTTTCATTTTTGAAATTCCACCATCTTTTTTTATAATCGCAAAAATTAATTCTTCTTTAGATAATTCTTTATCTTCTTTATTTAATAATTCAATATTTTTGTCACTTGCTTTATTTTTTAAATCATCAAAACTTAATAATTCTAATTCTTCTTTCATTAAATTTCCTTCAGGAGTTAAATATCCCGTTGACCATTTATTTGTGTTTACAATTGTTCGTTTACTCCAATATTGACTCTTAGTATCGATCGGCCCGGCTGAAGCACCCCTTCCCCTAGATGCCTTTGCTAAATCTTTATAAGATTCCCATCCTTTCTTAACGTGATCATCGGTTATTCTATTTTTTCTAAATTTTAGGAGTAATCTATTATTTCCTTCATCGTCTTTATAATAAACATCAATATTTGTATTTATTACAGGATGTTTTAAATCTGATTCTGAAAACCAAGTACCTTCTTTAGATGCTATTTCTTCATCTGAAAAAAGTTTATTAACAACAAGTTTTTTTATTCGTGGCATAAGTGTTTATATCATAAGAAAAGAAAAAAAATATATAAAATTTTATTATCTTTGTATTATCTTTGTATTATCTTTGTATTATCTTTGTATTATCTTTGTATTATCATTATATTAGTGTTGGGATAAATATCATTTTTTTAAAATTTTCGGAACTTCCCGAAGAGTCCTTTCTTCTCCCATCAACCCTGAATGAAACCTGAGGAGCACCAGTCACGGTCATCACTCCCCTCCTAGTCTGATTAAGAACTGGATTAGGATTGGTTGATGACTCCAATTGTCTTACATCAGTGTCATAGTCCACTCGTGTCATTGTTATTCTAGCGACCATCATACAATTGTATGTGCCAGTAGTACCGGAAGGATCCTGAGCTTCCTTCGTGAACACAACTTGCCCAGGTAGGATACATTCTGGGACATATTTGTTATCGCCGGTCGTCGCGTCAATACATCTAGAGTCCGTCAAAAAGCCGTAGCTACTAAGGCCCCCCGCGGCCGCGATGTCACTTGAGGCCTCGGAAGAGTCCGGATCCATATAGAAGTTTGCACCATCGGTAGTTTTAAATTCCGTACTCTCATTCCAGGAAGCATTAAAGCCACCTATCCTGCTGATGACGCTCAAGCCCACGGGTGATGGATATTGTAGTGGATAATATCCCGGTGTTATAAATGAACTAAATTGTAATTTTTTACTTAGTTGTGCATCTATCAAAGGCTCAGCCAGCCTCCACTCATCAGGGCCCCGGGTGCCGTCGATCGTCAGTACAGCCTCTCCCGGCCCGGATCTGGGGGTAATATATGATGGTGGAAAGCGTGCTGGGACATTATCCGTGCCTGATATAACATATATATAATTTTCATCAGCTTCTAGTACATAATAAATGTTGAAAGATACGTACGTTTCACTTGGATTGATTGCTGAAGTAACTTCATCATCATTGATTCGTTCTATAATATATCTTCCTAGTTCTAGGCCAGCTTGCTGACGGTCTGGAGTGTTGTATTGTGCTCCTGTTGTATAAATCTTCCCAGCCGCACCGTAAATACAACATGTACTATCATCGGGGTACATACCACAGTTAACACCTCCCGGCATCAGAATGGGATCGGTATAATTGGTAGCCTCTGGATCGCGGCATACATTTTGCGATGACAGTGCGATAGGCTCGCAGCAGTCATTGACGCTACAACCTAAGCGACCGCATTGAATTCCAGCTGGTGATGGTCGGGCGTTGTAGTTTGCGGGGCACTGCCCTGAAGGTGTCTGTGCTTGGAGGTATTCAACACAAGTGTTTTGTGAGATTGTAGGATCAGAACAGCAGTCGGTGAACAAACAAGATGTGGGGGCTACGGTATAGGTGCTCGGGTCGCCGGCAATAGTATACGTGGCTCCACCAGTACACGTTTCGTTAGCTTTGGCTGGATCTCGCTGACCGAGATAGTTCTTACCGGGGACATTCCCGCACTGGAACGCCATGCCGTACTGGGCCGTGCCTGGTGGTCCCAACCCGGTAGAACATGTCATCATCGGATCCCCTCTGCAAATACCAGTTCCTACACCAATACTTTGACACCTATCATTCAATGTCAATGCATCATAATCATCGCACACCCCATCAAGTTCAGCAAAATCGCAATTGTTGGTAAGGGGTCCCTGACACATAGCATTTTCTGCTATTTCAGCATTAGGATTATAATTATCATAATTCGATAATTTACACCCCACGGTACGCGATGGATTAGTAATATCACCCTCTATTACTTCTACCCCCTGCGAGGGACCGGTCACAACTCCCAAATTTGCCCAATTATTGTAAGTACTAACGATTGTATCATTTAATGTTCCACATATTTCCTGATAATCCTCCGAGTTCACGTTACCGATATCCATTGTACATAAAGAACATATCTCAGAAAAAGTACCGCTTCGTTGACTTAAATCACGTGTTATCGTTCTACCCAAAAGAAGCTTTGCGCGCTGATCGATACCCGTAATCGGCTGAGGACCCGTTTCATCACCATATAGTTTTTCAATATAATCTTTCAATAGCATTGGATTCGGATTGAGAGAGGAACTCGAATTATCTGCCATCGCATCTAATACTGTATCTAAAGAGTATCCATATCCTGGTAAGGTGTCACTTGAACGTCTAATTCTCGATGCGTTTTCACATAAATCTCTGAATAAATCAACATCTGTAGCGCCTGCGGTAGGACATCCAGAAGATTGTCCCCAGTTACCATCACCACCAACAACACTTGTAGCCCAATTTCTTTCACTAGTAGGAATATCATAACCTAGTATAGCACCTGGACCAAGTTCTGGTATATTACGACCTTCTTCACGCAATGCTGTTCGTAAATTTTGTTTTAGGTCTATATTTTGACCCCCACTTAAACTACCTTCAATCCTTTTAAGTGTGTCGCCAGCATCACTTGACGGATCAGGCCAAGGACAATATGGTTCAACCGTTTTAGACATACACATAATTAGTGCTACAAATAATACAATTGGAACAGAATATTTAACCAATTTGCCCATATTTTTATTTTTGATATTTGCACTTGTGACACAAAGTATTAATACTACTACTGCTAGTAAAAATATAATTACCCTACTATTCATTTATAATTTAACTTAGAAAATTATTTGAACTTTTTATATATTTATTTGAATGCGATTTGTTAATAATAAATACATAAATGATATAATAAATATTGCAATTATAAAATTCTTTACAGATATATAACTTCCAGTAATTTCATTTAATTCTTTCTTATATTCTTGTATGACTTCTTCTTGAGATTTTATAGGTTTATTTAACATAACATTAACTTCATTATGTATATGTATTAGCCATTTCACAAAATCTTCTTTATCATCTAAAACTTCTTCAACGGGATATTTTCTTAAATATTGAGAATAATGATAAGCACATTTTCCACAAGGGATCGTATATTGTAATAAATTGAAAAATTTAGCGTGATATTCTTTATCTTTACTAGTCGGTTCTTTTGGATAATTAAATGTGATGGAGTGTAAGAATTTCCAAGCTCCTGGTCCCCATAATTCTGGATGCATTTATAAATAAGTAAAACATAATAAAAATTATTCTTTTACCACTTAAGATTTACAATCTATTCTATATTTAAGGAACATTATGTATTGTAATAATTGTGGAAATTATGGTCATTTATATCGTCATTGTAAGTTACCCGTATTAAGTTATGGTATATTATCATTTAAAGAAAATAAACTTAATAATGAAAAAAAATTATTAATGATACAGAGGAAAGATTCATTATGTTATATTGAATTTATAAGAGGAAAATACACATTAGAAAATATTGATTATATAAAGACTCTATTAGAAAATTGCTGTCAATATGAATTAGATAATTTAAAAACTAAAACATTTGATGATTTATGGTTAAATTTGTGGACACGGGAAGAAAATTTAAATGAAAGAACAAAAAAAGAGTATAGTAAAAGTAAAAAATTATTTGAAAGATTATGTTCTTTAAAAAAAGATAATCTATATTCTTTAATTGATAGTATTACAAGTGAATTTTTAACACCTGAATGGGAATTTCCTAAAGGAAGAAGGAATCATTTAGAATATAATAAAGATTGTGCTATTAGAGAATTTAATGAAGAAACGGGTATATCTATAGAAGAAATAAATATTATACAGAATATTTCACCCATTATAGAAGAATATTATGGTAAAAATAGTGTAAAATATAGACACGTTTACTATATCGCTGAATATATTGGTGATAAAAAAGAACATAATATAAATAAAGATTGTTATGAACAATATTCTGAAATAAATGATATTAAATGGTTTACAAAAAGTGAATGTTTAACAAGAATAAGAAATAGTAATGAAAATAAAAAAAAGATCATAAATGATATCTTTGAGTTTATTGATAATTATAATAATGATTTTATAATGATAAAATAATATCTATTTTAAAATAAATGGATTCAGATAAAGATACAAAAATCATAAATAATCTTTTGAGAAATCTTTATATTGAATGTTTAGATCAAAATAAAGATAAAGAATTTATAGAATTGTATTCAATATATGATAAATTAAAATTAGAGCTTGAAATACTTAATAAAAGAGATACTATAGAAAAGGAAAGATCAGTTATTTTAAAAACTCAAAAGATTCTAAAGAAATCTTTTTGTTATAAACAGATACTATGTAAAGCTATCAAGAAAATAGTAGAAGAAAAGAATATAAATAGTGATGATGTAAAACGTTGGGAAAGTAGTAAAATAATAAAAAATGGATTTTCTGATTTTCCTTTAAAAAATGATCACTTTAGTGAAGAAATTTACAAAAAAAAAGAATTTAGAATGTTTGAACTTCAAAGAGAATCATCGGGTATTCAGAATAAATGTGATAAATTAACATTTGAAACAGCTCCTCATCAAATGTTCTTAAAAAATTTTATGAATAAAGAAAGTCCTTATAAGAGTTTATTATTGTTTCACGGAGTTGGTGTTGGCAAAACTTGTTCAGCAATAACTATTTCTGATGCTTTTAGAGATATTTATTCTCGTAAAGATAAAAGAAGTATTATTTTAAGTTCAAAGAATATACAGATAGGATGGAAAAAGACTATTTTTAATCCGAGCTTAAAAGAAGAACAATGTACGGGAAAAGTTTTCTTAAACAAAAATATTAAAACCAAAAGAGAATTAAACCGATTAGTTAAAGAATATTATGAATTAATGGCATATCAATCTTTCGGTAATTTTGTTCAAAGATTAATACATAATTCTAAAATGAAATTCCCTGAATTATCTCACGAAGAATTAGAAAAACGAGTCATTGATGAATATTTCTCAGAAAGATTATTCATTATTGATGAAGTTCATAATTTAAGAGATGAAAGTGATAGTGATAAAGATATGAAAAATTCAGTTTTAATGATACAAAAAGTTCTTAAATATTCCAGAAATATGAGATTAGTTTTATTATCAGCAACACCTATGTATAATAGAGCTACTGAGATAGTACCATTATTAAATTTATTATTATTAAATGATAATAAAGAAACTATTTCAGTAAATGATATATTTAAAAAGGGTTCATTAACAAAAAAAGGTAAGAAACAAATTCAGAAAGTATGTCAAGGTTATATTTCTTATTTAAGAGGTGAAGATCCGAATACTTTTCCTATTAGATTATATCCAAATGAGTTAGATTCTGAAGATAAACCGGATTTATATAATCAAAGGATTACGAAAGATTGTATAATAAATAGAGATATATCACCTAATAAAGATATATTTGATAATAAAATCTTAGAAAAAGATAAAATTAAATTTTTAGAATTGTATGGTTCACCAACAAATAATTATCATAAATATATTTATGATCTAGCTGAAAAAAGAATACTTATGAAATATGATAAAACTGAAAAAAAAGATATTCTTCAGATTCAAGATAATAATGTTCTTTCACAGATATCTAATATGGTTTATCCTCCACCTGATAATAATTTATCTACTCAATTATCTGATAATTCTGATTTAAGTCGTGAATTAAGTACTGAATTATCATCATTAGACTCAAAGGATATTGATCCAATGAAATGTTATGGTGAAAAAGGATTAAAGAATTCTTTTACTAGACGTATATCAGGGAATAAAGTTTCATATAAATATAAACCTCATTTAAATACAGATAAAGAAGAGTCCCCCTTTTTAGATAAAGATGTTATTCGTGAATATTCGCCAAAAATAAAAACTATCTTGGATTTAATAGAGAAGACCGATGGTATAATATTTATTTACTCTTATTGGATTAAATCTGGTATTTTACCACTAGTATTAGCTCTTGAACAAAATGGATATAAGAAGTTTTCTGGAGAAAGAGTATTAGATTATCCTGAGTGGAATAGGGGTAAATGGAGTAAAGGTCAAAGAAATATGAAAAGAGAACCTATCAGTTATGATGGTATAAATAAAACTAAAGTTCAAGGAGAATTTAATCAGGCAAAATATATGGTTATAGCAGGTGATAGTGAAAAATTATCACATAAAATGGAAGAAGAACTTAAAATTGCAACATCTCCTGAAAATAAAGATGGTAAACAAATCAAAGTTATTATTGGATCGGTTGTTGCTAGTGAAGGCATAGATTTTAAAAGAATTAGATCTTTACATATTTTAGAACCTTGGTTACACTTGAATCGATTAGAACAAACAATTGGTAGAGGAATAAGATTCTGCTCTCACGGTGATTTAGATGAAGAATGTAAAAATGTTCTAATTTATTTACATACTACTTTTAATAATAATGATAAAGAAACAATTGATTCATTAATTTATCGATATGCTGAAAAAAAAGCAATTGATATCGGTGAAATAGAAGATATCTTAAAAAAAGAAGCTATTGATCGATTCTTATTTAGAGAAGCAAATATAATTACATCTAAAAATGTTTCATCTATTAGTGTTAAACCACCATTAAGAAGATCTAATGAAATTTTAATTAAACCATATGATAAACCATATTCTAAGATATGTTCATATTTACCAAAATGTAATTACAACAGTGAATTAAGTGATAAAAAATACCATAAATTATTAAAATCTGTTATTGAAGATTCTAATATTTCTACAATTAATTATGATCTAAGTGAAAATCTTATACTAAATGTTCAGAAAAAGATTTCTGAATTATTTCAAGAAATGAGCATATATTCATTAGATTCCATTATAGGATTAATAAAAGATTATTACAAAATAGATTTATCTATCATTTATCTTTCATTACAGAAAATGTTACAGAATAAATATCCTATTTATAATAAAGAAAGAGAATTAGGTTATTTGATTTATTCAGGTTATTACTATGTTTTTCAACCATTATTATTAAAAGATGAAAGTATTCCTTTATACTATAGAACATTCCCAGAAGTAAAAATTACCGATGAATTATATTTACCAAAACTCACGAAAATAAAAAAGGTTCTACCGGATTTTCCTAAGATTTTTGATGATTCCGTTCATCATAATATTCATACCATATATCAAAAAATCGAAAAATTATTACATTCATTTGAGTTAAAAGAAATCTTATCATTCTTCCCTGATATTAATAATGATCATTTAATATGTTATTCTTATCAATACGATAGATTATCATTTATTGAACGATTTAATTTGTGTTATGGATTTTTAATGGACATTTCTTTTAAAAAAGAATTAGATCTAATTATAGATGAATGTATTATTTATATTAAATCTGGAAAAATGTATCTTTCACAAATGATTGATCCAATAGAAAAGAATTCTTATAAGAAGTATGGATTTTTTTTAATATATAACGGATCCCCACACTTTTTTATACTTAATAAGAATGAAATTAAAGAAATGAATGAATTAGATAAAACCGAATTATTTGAAGTTTTAAATAAATATACTAAAGAAGCTAATTATAGAAAGAATTTTGATACTAAATTACCATATGGTTATATGATAAAAAGAAAAAAGAGTGGAATTGAAAGAACCATATTAAAATTTAATAAAGATAATTTCTTAACAAAAAAGGGTAAATATCCTCCGGGTCCTGGTAATATATGTGAAGATAATTCACAGGGATTTCAGAAAAAAGATCTAATTAATTATTTAATCCAAAATTTCGATTTTATTATGAAAAATATCATACACGATGGTATAATTGATGATGAATATGATGATAAGAAAATATTATCAAATATATTGGAATTAATTTTAAGATTCATTAATTTCACTGAAAATAATAATACATTCTTCAGTTATGATAAAATATGGTTAAAGTTCCCACCATTTTAGCTTATGTTAATTTTTGAATTCTGTATTAAGAATATAACAATAAATAATCCTAAAATAGATATTTTAATTATTTCTTTATTTGATATCTTATATTCTTCAGTAATACTACTTATTAGTGTCCAAGTAAACACCCATAACAGTATATAAACGAATACTTTAAACCATTCAAATAAATTCATTTTATAAATTCATTTAGAAATAAATTTGATTTAAATAATCATATTATAATATATATAACTAAAATGTCTTTTAAAGAAAATATTTGTAAACAAACAATAAATACAACTCTTCACGTGTATCCATCTCAAGTAAAATCAAATATTAATGAAACATTAGATAGAATCTTATCAAAAAAAGTTGAAGGATTTTGTGATGAAAATGGATATATATTAAAAGGATCAACTAAAATACTTAATCGTTCACTCGGAAGAATACTTTCACTAAATAACAAAAGTAAGATAATTTATGATATTACATTTTCTGCTGATGTTATATCACCTAAAATGGGTGATAAAATACAAGTTGTAATTGATTCTATAAATAAGATGGGGGCAATTTCATTTGTTAAATATGATGATATAACTACTCTACAAGAAAGTCCCCTTATTATTATTATTCCCAATGAATATTTCAATGATTCAAACTATAAACTTAAAGATATGAATAAAGGTAATCGTATCAGTGTGGAGATAATTGCTGTTAGAATAAAATATAAATCTGAACAGATTCATATAGTAGCTAAACCCGTTTAATATATTTCATTTATATAGGTTAATATGTATATAGACGTATGGAAACTATCTTAGATATAGATGATAAAAAAATATTTATATATAATATTTTACATAATTACTCAACAAACAGTAAATTGATAAATGATATCTTACAAATAATCGATAAATATAATATTGTTCATACCGAAAATATTAATGGTATTTTTTTAAATTTATCAAAGATTTCTGATATAGATATAATAAATGAAATTTTTTTAATTGTTCAATCATTTAATTATACACAAAATATAATTGTAGAAAATGATAATATAATACAATCTTATAAAAAACCGATTGAAATGGTTTATAATGATGATAAGATTTTAGTTAATCATAAAGAGTATAAATTATTAGAATTTTTTAAAAATATCTAAAGTTTATAATATATTTATTTAATAAAATGAATCTGTTAAAAGAAATTATTAATAATTCCAAAAAAAATTATACTCATAAAATTAATGAATCAGCATATATTCAAACAGATAATAAAATAGATAATTCTTATTCATCTATAAATGAACTTTTTTTATCATTATATGATCCTAATTTTTCTTTATTATCTAGTAAAGAAAAACCCTTATATATGAAACAGAAATTACTACAGATTGCGACTGATATTGATGAAAAATCTAGAGAAGTATATGATAATTTTAATTATAATAATAAATTTAAAAAGAATATCATTCAGAGAGGTTTACAGTTAACGAATCAATTATCAACTATTTTATATTTAAATGATCTGTATAATATTAATTCTGTCCTTATATTTCAGAATATGAAACAATATTATAAAACATCTAAAAAAGATAAAGAATTAATATATATTAATTTTGACGAGAATACTCAAAAATGGTCATTAGGTTCTGATAAAGATATTTTAGAATGTAATCTTATTGAGTTTGATAATCTTTCATTATTTAGTCATATTATAAATAATGATGTAACTACGTGTGATATTTATCAGAATCATTTAAAATCATTATCAAATTATAAAATAGATGATTTACACAAAATTGCTACAAATATAAATATTGAGCTTAAAGAAAATGGAAAAAAAAAGACAAAAAAAGATTTATATGATGAAATAAATTTATATCATCTAAATTTGATTTAAATTTAAGAAACATATATATAAACTATAATATATACTAACATATATGGGTTCTTATATGAATGAGATAAGTGAATCAGAATCAGAATCAGATTATGGTCCAGAATATATGGTGTTGGGTGAAACAGGAAAAACTGGATATGAAATTGAAGAATATATGAAAAAAGCTATTTTTGATAATTTGTTAGAATTTGAAGTTATTTATGGAACTACATTAAAGAAAGATTGTAAGAAAATTGATAAAGAAATATTCTTAAGATTGATTAAGCGATTTAATGAATCAATTCAATACACCAATATTGGTGAATCATCATCATTAGATATTCGAACAGAGTATAGATACAAGGGAAAATCAGCGATGAGTAATATTCGCGCATCTGTAAATGGTATGTCAAATATTAAGAAGTATTGTTTGACAGATTCTTTAGATGGATTAAATCCGGTTTTCTTGAAAAAGAATTCTTATAAAGATCCATTACAACCTAGTCAGAATTTTAGTACATTACAGAATATTCATCATAATTTCAGAATTAATCTTAAGAATGAATATAATTTAAGTGGTGAAACGAATGAAGAAGTCCTACAATTTAAGAAATCTTGGTCTAGAAAGAATAAAATGTTTCGTTATAAAAAACGATTTTCATTCTTGACACAAAATAAACTTTTCAGAATTGATATTACTGCTGTAAAAACAAACACTTTTAATCGTAAAACCAATCAATATGAATATTCTAGAACTTTTAAAGAATCAAATATTTTAATGAATCCCGAAATATATGAATTAGAAATTGAATATGTCGGATCAAATGAATCTGATGTAGTGAAAACTACATTTACACCTGAAAATTTACCGGTTGAAGAATATCTATTAAGTCACGATAAATCACATTCTTTTATGAATGTTATCAATCCATTTATGAGTTCATATGACAATACTATCTCATTTTCACCATCATTAGAATTAGAAGATTTAGATCTATCACAATTTGACACTGAACCATCATATACATTTGATTCACCCAAATATTATGAATCTGAAGATTTAAGTATTAGTGAAAGAGTCTTTATTGATGATTCTTTCTTCAAAGAAAATAATTATAAATTAAGTGGTGATACAGTTTTTACATCATTAATGGTTCGAATAAATTATCAACCAACAAAAGATATGAAAAAAGGTGATTATCATCAAGTTAATATTACTCCCGGAATAACGTCTTTAGATAAAGATAATAATGAAATAACATTATCAGAATTATGGATTCCTTCACAATATATTTTAACATCAGAAACTCAAGGTTCTCAAATATCATATGGGGGTGGTCCACCTAAACGAGTTCCTCAACATAAACAAAGTTACAGAGAAAAACTTTTTAATAAAAATGCTATCATAGAGATATTAACTGTTTTAGATAAAGTCATTTATGAAGCAATTACTTTCATTGATGATACTAAATATATTCTAGACTATTATGAAAAAGAAGATATCTTTGGAAAATATGCATCTATGTTAAGAACAAATATTAAAACAGAAGGGCGTGCTCAATTCATAGGTCCACAACCCGTGTCTATTTCATTAAAAGATGTTCAGCCTATGAATCCTCATTCTATTTTACAAGGATACGTTGTAACAGAAAAAGCTGATGGAATTCGTGCTCAGTTATATATTGATCCGCGTAATAATAAAGGATATCTCGTAACACCTAAACGTGAAGTTTTTGATACTGGAACTTATTTTGAGAATGTGGATTCGCCTTGGATATTTGATGGCGAATATATTACTAAAAACAGAAATGGTGAAGATATTAAATTATTTATGATATTTGATGTTTATTGGGGTTCTTTTAAAGACAAAACACTTGTTCCTAATTTTAAAGGTGAAAGAATTCATCAATTACCCTGGATTTCAAGAAGCAAAAAAGAACCATCTAGATCACAATTCATTCACGAATTTCAGAAAAATATCTCATTAATTATCGATGATAAAGATCCAAATAGTAATATTCGTATTGGATTTAAAAATTATATAGAAGGTCCAAAAAATTTAACAAAGAAAAAAAATTCAGAAGATTATTCTAATCTAAATGGAATCTTTAAAACATGTAAGAAAATTTTAGATATTGAAGATAAAAAAGGTGGATTTGAATATCTCATTGATGGATTAATATTATTGCCAATGTATTTGCCTGTTAAATGTTCATATGAAGGAGAAAAAATAGTAGACTTTGGTGGTACTTGGTATCATAATTTTAAATGGAAGCCTCCCGAAGAAAACACTATTGATTTCAGAGTTACTTATGAAAAGAATCATAAAGTATATACAACGACTACTATTGACGAAGAAACAGGTGAAGATAAAATTATTCAATATAAGAAAATATTCTTAAGTGTTGGTTATAATGAAAGTGATGATTCTACTATTGATTTTAATTTAAAACAAGCTCTTAATCTACCAAGAGATTCTAGAAAAAATATCCTATTTAAGAAAGATGAAGGATTTCATACATCAAATGTCTTATGTAAAAATAAAAAGGTATTATGTAAAAGAGACAATAAAGAAATTAAAGAAAATGATATTGTTGAAATGAGATATGAAAAAGATGATGAAAAAGGATTTCAATGGGTACCTTTAAGAATACGTTCTGATAAAGTTCGACCACAATATTTTACAATTGCGAATAATATTTGGGATACAATTCAAAATCCGGTGACAAAAGATCTTATATCAGGTAAAGATGATCTTAATAATCATCTTATAGAAGATCTAAATGATAATAAAGCTTACTATGTTAATAAAAGTGATTATGATAATTCCAAACCTTTACGATCATTACATAATTATATCAAGAGTCTTTTAATTCACGAAGTCTGTTCTGTATCTGAATTTAAAGGTGGACTATCAGTAATTGATATGTCGTGTGGTAGAGGCGGTGATAATGGAAAATATTTATCATCAGAAAATAAATTAGAATTCCTTTTAGGTTTAGATATATCTTCTAATGTGAGTGAAGCTGCTAGTCGTTATTATTATGATACACAATTTAGAGATAAATATAAAAATAAACCTAAGGCATTATTCTTACAATATGATACTAGTAAAAGTATTCTTAATAAAGAAGGATGTTTAGGTAAAGATTGTGATAAATATTTAGATATATTGTTGGGTTCTGATAAACCCCAATCAAAAGATATGATACAAATACATAAAATATATAATGGTTTACTTAAACATAAATTTAATGTAGTTAGTAGTCAATTTACACTTCATTATTATTTTAAAGATGAACAAACTCTCAGAGGATATTTACAAAATCTATCTGATGTATGTCATAAAGACGGATATTTTATTGGAACTTGTTATGATGGTATGAAATTATATAAAACTTTTATGAATCAAGAATCAGAACATATTTCGATGGATGATGATATGGGAATAAAAGTTTATGATATTCATAAAAAATATGATATAGAATCGTTTGATTATGATAAAGATAATTTGAGTAATATGTTTGGTAATGTCGTTGATGTTTATATGAGCAGTATTGGTCAATATATTGAAGAATATCTAGTGAATTTTGAATTCTTTATTGATATTATGGATGAGTATGGATTTACTCTTCAGTCACCCAAATTTAAGAAAAAAACCTTTATTAATGGACCTATTGGTAATTTTGATGATATCATTGATAATTTAGATTCCGTTAAAGATGATAAATCATTCAAGAAATATTATAGAGATGCAATGGAAGTAATGAAAATAAAAGAATATAAAATATTATCTGGATTAAATAATTGGTTTATATTTAAAAAAACGAGTTAAACAATAAATAGATATAGTGAATTATGAAAATATTTTATATTCGTTCAGAATTAGATAAAGATCATAATATTTATATCAGTAATAATGATGTTATTTTTTCTAAATATAAAGATAAATTAATTGTCACTAAAGAATTCATTGATCAATATCGAAATAATTGGGATAATGCTAAAAAACAAATGAATGATTATGAATATATATATACATCAACGAATCCTAATAAAAATATATGTGCCATACAACCTATTAGTCGTTCATATTTTAAACTTAGAGAAATAATATATGATCTTGATATACCAATTAATAGTAAAGTTGCTTGTATCGCTGAAGCACCGGGTGGATTCATTCAATGTATATTAGAAATGAATACTAACACAAATATATATGGTATAACACTTGTTTCTGATAATAAAGATATTCCTTATTGGAATAATAGTTTATTGAATAATGATAGAGTTCATTTATCAACTGGTGATGATAATACAGGTGATCTATATAATCCTCAAAATTTATTACATTTTTTAAATGAAGTTGAAAAAAGTACTTGTTCTTTAGTTACAGCCGATGGAGGTTTTGATTATTCAGTTAATTTTAATAGTCAAGAATCTTCTTCGTTTAAATTGATTTTTTCAGAAGTATTCTTAGCTATATCTTTACTTGAAAAGAACGGTATATTTATATGTAAGATTTTTGATTTATTTACAATTCATACCATTAATTTAATTTATCTTTTATATTTACAATTTAATGAAATATATTTTATTAAACCCTTTACTAGTCGTTTAACCAATTCTGAAAAATATATTGTTTGTAAAGGATTTAAAGGTTATGATAAAG